TTCAACTCGCCTGTTCCCCTGCGAGCTTGTTTGCCTTTCGCTTTCGCTATGCAAACGTACTTGAAGGATTTTGTTTTGCTGGACCCATTCCTCAAAAATTTGGTGCCCTTGGAGAGACTCGAACTCCCACGCCTTACGACAATAGAACCTAAATCTATCGTGTCTACCAATTCCACCACAAGGGCATTATCACTAAATCTGGTGCTCCCGGAGAGATTCGAACTCCCGACCTGAGGTTTACAAAACCCCTGCTCTACCAGCTGAGCTACAAGAGCGCAATACTATTTATCAAAGAGCGTCCCAATAGAGGGGAGTTTTGTCTCTGACTTTGTTCAGAATCAAACGCTCTCCTCGATCGTTCTCGTACACAATGGAATTACCATTGTGATCGATTTTCTTCAGATCCGTCGGAGTGAAGAAGATTTCGTTCCAGTCGTAATCCTGAGGATCTTCCTTAGATACGGACTGATAGTTGACCTCAATCCTGGTCACGAGAGGGTTGCCTCTCCAGGTCTTGTTGTGCAGCATCGACTTCTCAATAGGCGCACCTGAGACAACCAGTGTCACATCATAGTTCGACGGTTCGCCGAACTCGGGCTTCGCATTGAGAAGGCGCATAGCTTCTTGTGGAGTCTCTCCGAAGCGGTTCATCTCCTCGACCAGTGCCTTAAGCATGTCGAAGTTGAACTGGTCGAAGGTGTTGCTAATCTGTACGACCTTGTTCGTGTGCTGCTTGTTTAGCAGATTGTCGTTGCAGTATTCTGCGATGAACTCAGCGTCCAATCCTGCAAACTCGAGGAAGTAGAAAATACGTCCTGGGCGGTTTCGCATATGCGAGTTGATGCGCCACTTGTCGTTGCAAGTGAGAAGGAAAAGCTTCTTGCTCGGAAATACGCCGTCGAGCAGAGTAAGCATATGCTCCTGTTCGTCGTTGTCGTACACCTTCTCGAACTCGTCAAAGAGTACGATGGTAGGTTGTTCGATAGACTGAATCAGGCTGTTGAACTTATCACCACGCCACGGAGCGTTGATGACGATGGTCGGAATGCCTTTGGTGGCACCCACTGCGCAGATGTTCTTAGCGAGCAGCGTCTTACCCGAACCCTTCTCGCCGGTGAGCAGAACGCCTGTGCTGGCAGAACGTGCGTCAAAGGTCGAAAGGATGCGATCGGTGTTGCGTAGGCAGTCACCGTAGATCTTACCCTTGATCTCAAAGGAGTCGATCTGCTCAAGAAAGAGATTCTCATACGGGTCAGACTTGACTACATAGTTGCCTGGCGGCAGGGTCTGATGTAGGTCCATCGCTTCCTGTGAAGAGACGCGATAAGTGTTGCCCGACTTTAGGAAATATGTCATGCCAGCTCTCTACTAAGTGTGTAGAAGCAGTGTAGCGTATTCAGTTAGAGATGTCAACCATCTTATGGTAACGAAAGATCATCTGAAAACGTACTTCTGATATACTCTCTCAGTTTACCGAGATATCCATTTCTTCTCAGTTCTTTGAACACTAAGTTTTCAACTGAAAATTCGCCACCGCTCTGTAGTCCGGCTCTGCGATAGCGACCCAACTTATCCTTGAGTTTGACTGCGTCCTCGTAATCGGCATTCGCTTCGATCATTTTGTCGATCTCGTTTACGAATTGCTTGGTCTTAGTTAGAACGCTCATTTCGTCTACAGTAGGTGGTTGGTACTTTGGTTTGACGATCCACTCGTCGTTTAGAATCGAGTACACACCTGTGGCAACGTGAGGTTCTTTCTCATCCTGTGAATATACTTCTACAGGTAGACCATAGATACTAATTTCGTGATGTTCGTTCCACAGCGTCTTTTTATCTGCGAAGAAATCCTCTGTAAAGATAGGGCATAGTTCTTGGAACTTTTCCTTATCTATAACAAGGTGTAAATCTAAGTCGGATTCCTGCGTCCAGTTATAGTTCGCTGAACTACCCGTGATAATGATATCCACAGGATGCAAATCTATATCCATGAACTCGATAAACTTCTGAGCAATTTCGAGGAGCTTTTCGCGCACCTCTGGCTTCAGTATATTACCTCTTGTCCATATCGCTGGATTTAGTGTTGTATTATAGCGAAACGCAAGTTCAAATAACCGCATATCACTATTTATCAAATATGGTACCCCAGGTGGGATTCGAACCCACACTTTACGGATTTTAAGTCCGGTGACTCTGCCGGTTGGCCTACTGGGGCAATAAATCGTAATAGATACGCTTGGACTCTTGTTCCTTAGGAAAGATGTCCCAAGCTACACTAATTCTTGGTTCTGTGCTTTTGTTCGGTGTGACTGCGTGCCAGTACCTACCAAACATATGTACGACCTGCCCAGGCTTGTTCTCGTACACGGCAGTCTTTTCTTCAAGCTCAAAGATGGTTCTTGAACCGTGATTTGTGATCACCATATAGCCATGATTGGTTGAGTCGTGTACATGCCTGGCAAGGAACTCGCCTTTGAAGCAGACATTGAACCATGCCTTGAATTTGTACTCGGCAGGGTCGAGTCCTTTGAATGCTACGATCTTTGGTAATAGGTCAGTCTGCAAAAAGCGCAGGCTTGGAACTATACCAAGAATGTCGTACCATCCGTAAACAGAGTAGATTGCTTCCTCTCCGCTCTTCTCCTTATATACATCTTTGTAGACGCCAAGGATTTCGTTTTTGATTTGCAATAGATCAACATCCTCGGCTATATTACCGAAGACTGTTTCGACTCTATTCTGTTTCACAAGTCCAATCTGCATAATATTACTTATGTCTTACAACTGGAAATCTCTACTACTTTTTGAATGGTGGGCCCACTAGGGGTCGAACCTAGACTCAACAGATTATGAGTCTGCTGCTTTAACCATTAAGCTATAGGCCCGAGACGTTATCCTATGGTTGCCTTTACGACCTTACCATTTTCTAAGTGGACGTTGACACGATCTGTACGATAGTCCATGGTGACAATTTTTGCCTCGCCGTCTTCTCTGGTGATTCGCAGACGCATGCCTGCGCTCTCGCAAAGTGCCTTAGCTTGGTCTAATGTCTTACCTACTATCTGTACTATAATCATGAATCCTCCTTAGTGTACAAGACGCCCCTCTGCCTACCGCGTCATTGTGTGGCGACCTTTTGCGTCACCTTACCTCTATGTGTTCGCTAAAATCTTTTTGCGTCGCTTATAGATGGCTGCATTTGAGATGCCTAACATCTGTTCTAAGTCTTTTATGGAGTGCTTTTCCATCAAAGCTAATAGGTCTATCTTATCCCAATCTACCTTTCTACGGTTGGTCTGGGAACACCTATGGCTGCAAAACTTTTGCGTTGCTGGTTTCGAAGTTCCGCAAACAGGGCACGGAGTATGCTCCTTGACTTCTCGATAATCTTCGAACTTTGTATCGAACAAGGTGTAATCTGCGGGAAGTTGTCGCATACCAGCATGTATCTCAGAATGGCAGTTATGACAGACCAAGATACACTTTTTAAGTTCTTTGACGATCTTTTTCCAGGACTTGGGATTTGCTCGTATAGAGCCGAAGCCTAAATCCTTCTTCTTCGGATCAATGTGGTGGAATGCTAAGGCACTACTACACTTGTTGTATCCGCAGCATTGGCACTTAGACCCCATGCTTTCTACCATTCTATCTTTGACAGTTTTCCGCCACCTAAGGACGGCATCTACATTAGACATGTTCTAACCTCCGATTTATTTATGACATAACATCATCGGAGGTTAGAGATATTGGCTGGCGAGGAAGGGATCGAACCTTCGACCGGACGCTTAACAGGCGTCTGCTACTGCCTCTGAGCTACTCGCCATTTGAACTATTTATCTGGAGCGGGATAGGAGAATCGAACTCCTTTGACGAGCTTGGAAGGCTCGGACACAACCAATATGCCAATCCCGCAAAATAATTCTCCACGCGGACTACAATACCGCCAAGGCAATCAATTTGAGATTGGTGGAGATCTCCGAAGAGAAAGTTGGTACTCCTGGTAGGAATCGAACCTACACCGTGCGCTAATCTGGCGCCATTGCCCGAGTATAAGCCGGGTGTTCTACCATTAAACTACAGGAGCAAAAATCAAGTAAGCAACGCGTCGAGGTTGCTAAAAAATTGTGCTGTCTTAGCGTGTAGATTATTTGGCAAGTCCGTTAACGCAAACTTGCTAATCTTACTAATCTCTGGTGTCGTGCTTGCGCCAGAGATGTCACCTACACGAACAGCGAAATAATGTGCGTTGCCAATAGAGGCAACGTGCTGAAGCTGTGATGGATCCACCTTGAGGCGAATCTCTTCGCCGATCTCTCTGGCGGCAGCTTGAACAGGGTTTTCACCTGGGTCAATGTGACCACCGAAGAAGTTCCACGAACCAGGGTTGTTAGTGCCGGGTGCTCTCTTACCAAGAATTAGCTTCTTTGGTGTGTAGAGAATAACCCAGGCAGTCCCGTCGGATGCCTTCTTTTCTGTCAGTTCACTTAACCGCATTTGCTTCTGCTTGTGCCTTGATCAGCGTCGGCATCGTCTTATACATATTGTAGTTGTCGTAGACAGCGCCGAAGATAAAACCGCCTAATACGAAGATGGTTGTCGAAAACGCCCAAGCAAGGGCAGAAGTGTGCAGCGTATTGGTTGGGTCTCCCATCCATGTCACCAATGATATGATGAGGAAGCAAAATGCTACGGTAATGGCTGAGAACCATACTCTTGTTCCGCTCGATGGTAGTGGGATTCCATTAACTGTTACGACGTCATTTGTTGCCATAAATAGTGACTCCTGTTCTACTATTTATCGGTTTGGCGTGCCTGGAGAGATTCGAACTCCCGACCGGCGGAGTAGAAATCCGCTGCTCTATCCAACTGAGCCACAGGCACATATGTTCGGCATTCTTTGAGAGTATGCAAAATCCTTAGATTAGGAAGCTGCTTCTCTAATATTTTGAGTTTATCTTTTTGTGCGTTATACGCCGCTACGTTTTTCGGATCTAAATACAGATCATACTCTGGTAGATAGAAATCCGGAAAATAATGATGCCCGACGCCTTCGTTGTCAGTCCATCGAATAGGCTTTGGACGAATCCACTTAACTTGTAACTCGTCCAACCGTTGTGCAAGGGCCAACTCCCATGTAGAATCTAAGATAATACCCTTATACTCGATAGGATTTTTTCTTAGGCGCCGATGTGGCGATCGAAGTGCTTTTTCTCGAAGCACTGCCTTTGTAGCCTCGGTATGCCTCTTTCCTGTGAAACTGCGATGGTCGGCATACCTATATCGTCCTTGATTCCATGCTTCTCGGAG